AAATCTTATAACCGTGTTATAAGACTCTTAATAGGCTGTGCCTAAAGGAAAACATTATGTCAGAAGAAAACACAAACATCGAAGAAACCGTAGAAACAACAACTCCAGAGACTCCTGTGGAAGCTCAAGAAGAGAAGAAAGAAAATATGGATGAAACCATTGCCAAGCTAGTTGCTGAACGTGTCAATGAACAACTCAAAGACATCAAAGGCAAACTAGACTCTGCTTACGAAGTCCGTGACGAAGCTATCCGTGAAGCTGCTAAAATTAAAGAAGAACAGAAAGCTGCTCAAATCGGTAAACTCGAAGAAGAAGGCAAGCACAAGGAAGTATACGAACTTAAACTAGCCGACCTACAAGGTAAGCTAGAAGCTCGTGATGCACAAATTACAGAACTTACACGTAACACTGCTGTTCGTGAAGCCATCTCTGGTTTAGAGTTCCGTAACGAGTCTGCTTCTAAAATGGCATACACCGAAATCGTTGGTGATCTTATCCAAGACGAAAACGGTGCATGGATCCATAAATCTGGTATCTCAATCAAGGAGTTCGCTGCTCTTTACCGTAAAGACGATGAAAAGTCTTTTCTTTTCAAACCAAAACAAAGCTCTGGCGTAAACACTGGTACTCCAACTAGTGCTCTACAGAGCGACCCAACTAAAGTGACCAAGCCTCTATCAGAAATGAGCCATGAGGAACTCATGCAAGCCATTAATGCTGGTGCATTTAACGGCGAAAATGACGGTCGTATTTGGTAAATTAAAAATTTAATAACAACTTTATTATAAATATCCATCTATTCAGATGGCAAGCAAATTTAAGGAAATAAACTTATGACTGCTTCTCTTAACACATTCGGCAACCAAACTTATGCCCTACAAAACGCTCTTAGCGTATACTCAGATGAGATGTACACATCAGCTCGTCGCCTAAGCGCAACAGGTATTGTTGGTTCAACAGGCATGATCGACACTTCAACAGAAACTTATGTTGGTCAAATGCGTTTCTTCAAACCAACTGAATCAGTTGTTAACACTGCTCGTCTTGACGATGCTCAAAACGGTGGCGTTTCAAGCTTCAATTCAGCACTAGCTACATACATCAAACGTGTTGGTACATATGGCCACTCACAAGTCAACATGACTCAAGTCGTTGCTCAAAAAGACGGTCTTGCCAAAATCGCTAAAGATTTCGGTGAAGTTAAAGCCAATGACGAGCACAACGCTGTTCTTTCAACTCTAATCGGTGTTGCTAAATCAGAAGCCTCTTACGGCGCTGGTTCAGTTGCTGATGCCGTTACTGGTGGTATCACTGGTTTCGATAGCGTTTCTGCTACTGCTGCTAACGCTGTTCAAGAGCATGACGCTTCTTCAATCGTAACTTCAGGTGCTTCAGGTGCCGGTGAACTCGGTTCAACAACCGGTTTCTACATCGACGTTAACGCCGCTGGCGAATTCGGTGCCCTCGAAGGTACTGACCGTGGTCTAGTTCAAGACCGTGGCGCTGATGGCCTAGAAGGCGCTGCTCGTGCAGAACGTCTTTTCCAAGCTGTTGGCATGGGCTTTGCTGACTACGAGCCAGACTTCATGTACCTCGTAGCTTCACCAGAAATCTACTCACAGCTTCGCTCTTCAAACCTAGTTGACCAGTCAACTGTTGTTGAAGGCAACATCGAATTCCAAACAATCTTTGGTGGTAAGTTCCGTCTAATCATGACTCGTGCTTCACAAGGCAACCCAACTGCATACGGTCAAGCCGGTGCTGTTACTGACGCCTCAACAAAGACTTCATTCCTAGTTAAGCCAGGCTCAGTTGCTATGGCTGCTCTTTCAGTTCCAATGCCAGTTGAGATTGACCGCGATGCGAAATCTTACCACGGTGGCGGTTCTACAGACGTATTCTACCGCTGGGGCTACATTGCACACGCAATGGGTTACAGCTGGGGTGGCGATTCAGATCACTTTGCTGATCTATCTGACCTCGCAGGTTCTAACTGGCGTCGTGAAATGGATGTTCTAAACCTAGGTATCCTACCAATCTTCCACGCTTAAATAATATAGGAGTTTCTCATGACAGCAATCAAAGGTACTAACAGCTACGTTAGTCTAGACGAAGCAGATACCTACTTCGAAACTCGCCTTCGTGCGGACGATTGGTTTGAAACCGATTGTGAAGAAAAGGAAATCGCCCTCGTAACGGCTACGTCGATGATCGATCATAGTCGGTGGGCTGGCCAAGCTGTTTCAGAAACTCAAGCACTCGCCTGGCCTAGGATTGGATCCGTATTCGATCCTAGGCTAGGAAAGACTGTGAACTTCGTTAGCACTGCTACTGAAGCTCCACAAGAAGTTCAAGACGCAACATGCGAGCTTGCTTTGCATTTAATCCAAAATCCAACCATCATGGGTAAGGAAATTGGTACAACTGCTACAACTACAACTCCTGATGAAATCAGTGTTGGTAGCATTTCTCTTAAAGGTCTCAAAGAGACTGAAGAAGTTCCAGTTAGTGAACCTCTTCGTATTAAGAAATTGTACAGTAAATACCTTAACAATGGTGGTTCACGTAATTGGTACAGGTCTAATTAAACATGTCATATAATACGCTAATCTCTAATCAAGTAGACACTTTGTTTACTACACTTGGAGACTTAGTCGTTAGTGTCACGTTTAAAGAAAGAGAAACCGGAGACTATGACTTTGCTACGCAATCATTCTCTAGTAGTACTGAGACGACAAAAACAATAAAAGCTATCGTCCTCAATACGAAAAGAGAACCAGAAGATTTCTCAAAAGAGGAAATCGAAGTTATTATCAAATCTAAAGATGTAACTGATATTTCTCTTTATGATGAAATTGTCATTGGCTCTAAAACTTATTCTATATCTTCTTTTGAAGATGTAAGTGGGTTTGTCTTACAGATTATTGCTGTAGGAGGTTAACATGTCAAAATTTACAGAACAACAAGCTGCAATCGAAAGTGTATTCGCTTCTAGCGGATGGACAGGCGGTTCAGTGGGTACTATAAAAGTTTTGCCAGCTAACTTTCAAGGCCGTGTAAACGAAACAGAGTTTCTACGCTTAGAAATTCTTCCTGCTCGAAGCCGTGTTGCTTTCCAAGACTTTGGAACAGCAGGACAGATAATCGTTCAGATTTACACAAAAGGCAATACAGGTCTGTCTCGCTCTATGCAAATCGCTGATGCTCTCGACGAGTCTTTGCAAACAAAATTATTTACAACCACAAATGGTAGTATGCAAACTGGTGTTAGTTCACTTGCTGTAATTGGTACCGATGAAGCCAACGATGGTCTTTATCGAATTGATTACACAATTTCGTATACCTACTACGCTAACTAAGGAATAAAATCTTATGGCACACATTGATAACATTGGCGCGTCAATCTATACACGCATCGATTATGTACCAGGAAACATCTCAACAGCCGATCGCGCTACTCCAGCTAACCTAGCTGCTAAGTTCGAAGCTACTGCTGCTGCTGATGGCGCTGCAGCTACAACTGAAGCTGCTGTTGTGGCTATTGAAGGAATTCGTGAATTCCCAAGCCTCGGTACACCATCAAACATCGTGAACGTTCCTCAGTACGGTCAGTCAATCTCTTCACAGATTCAAGGCCAAGCTGACGCTCCATCACTTGAATTTACATTCAACTACATCCCAACTAACCATGCTGCTCTAGATACTCTACGTAAAGCTGGCACAAACCTCGTATTCCGTGTTCGTCTTTCAAACACAGAAGACGGTGGTGTACAAGATACACCTGCTGCCGACGCTACTACTGAGTATGAAGATATCTTCTTCCAAGGTACAATCGCTTCTTTCGAGATTGTTCCAGCTCTAACAGACGCAACTCAAGCTAATATCGCTCTAACAATTGACGGTGACTTCGAAGGTCCTTTCTCTTATGTTTCTGGCGGTACTTATGGTCTACCAAGCTAAGGCTAGTTGTCGATAGGTTTATCTATTGATAATGTAATGCGGAGGGGGTTTCTTCGGAGATCCCCTCCAATTACAAAATCCGCATTAACCCCTATTTTCCTACCAGGGGGTATATTTAAATATATTTATAAAGGTCTTTATCAAGATCTTATAGGTGCATAAGGCCTCTGATGAGGTTCTATTATAAGGTAATAATTATTATGGATAATAATAACAAACCACCTTTCTCTAAGGAATTTGTCCTTAAGACTACCTTCCGTCATATGAGGAAGAGTGTAGATATATCAATTCGTAAGACATTTGATAGAATGAAAGACTTTACTTCTGATCCTTCAAAGAAGGCAGAAATCTTTGAAACTCTAGATGTCTTGCATAAAACAAGAAAATTATTAGATGATTTCCAATTAAACAATAAACATCTCTTCTCTGATAAGGATGATAACACAAAAGGTGAATAACGATGAAAATCAAACCACAAACAAAAGAAATAGAATTCGCTGCCGTTGAAGGTGGCAAAGTAACTCTTACTAAACTCGCTCTTAAAGACGTACGTAAAATGCAAGAACTAGCTGCAGAAATGGACGATGCTACATCTTTCGATTCTAACCTAGAAGCTATGCGTTACGTTATTCGTTGTGGCGTTGTTGAAGCTGCTGATCTAACTGATGAAGACTTCGATCTTTTCTCTCTTGCTGATCTAGCTTATCTTCAACAAGAAGTCATGGCTTACAGCGGTCTAGCTGCTGTTGACGTCCCTGAAGCGGGAAACGACTAAGCG